TATTGTTCATACTCAAATCCATGTATTTGTCTTTCAGCCATTTTTAATTTATTTAAATAATCCTCCACAAATATAATCATTTTATACTAAAAAAACAACCCAGCATATTTTATTTTATATTTGACCCATATTTAAAACGAAAAAAGGGTTGCAAAAACTTGCAACCCTTCCTATTATATCAATATAAAATTGATTATCTCAACTCTTGTAAGTCAAATGTTCTAACACCATCAACTGTAATTCTACCGTAGAAACGGTTGTTTACTAATTTTTTAGCGTATCTTGTCATTATACCTTTAATTGGTGTAAAGTTGAATGGGTTATACATTGTAGGTGTTAATTGTAATGGTACATAAGGTGCATAAATATAACCTGTATCAAGTAAAGATGTTCCTTTGTGTCCCATCAAAATTTGGTTTGCTGGGAAGTAAGGATCACGATATACTTGGTAACGACCAGCTAATGTTCCTACTCTTTCAATACCCATATTGTATTGGTCTTGCTCTGGTGAAGCATTTGATACGTGGAAGTACTCCAAATCATCAAATACAGCACTTACTTCAGAAGAAACAACAATCCAGTTTGCACCACCTCTCAAAGTTGCTTTGTGAATTTGTGCAGATACTTGATTGATTGATGTGATTAATGTTTGATTCCAGTCTTTTTGAGTGTAAGGGATAGCTTGTGAGCCCAATCTCTTCCAACCATTATAATCCCAACGTAAATTCCAAGCAGCACCTTTTCTAAGGTCTCTTAAAATTTCTCTATCAATCTCAGCTGCAATTTGCTCTGATAATAAAGCAGTTAATTCTGCTTCAGCATCAATGTTATGGAATGCAGCAACGTCTTGTGCCATTTCTGGTGACCATTGTGCTCTTAACTTTCTTTCTGTAACAGAAACTGTAACTGATTGTAAATCAAAAGAAACCTCACCAATTTTATCTTCAAATTCTAAATTTTTGTAAATTTTATAAGTTGCAGTAAATGCACCAGTAGTTGACCCAGTACTTGTTGTTGTATATCCTGTATAACCATCTAGCGAATCAGCACCAACTGTTGCTGGCTTTTGTAAATCAACTTCAAGATATATTACACCTTCTGGTGTTGATAAATCATTGTAGGTTCCACCACCAGTTCTATCATTAGGGAATGTTGATGTTCTATCACTACCATACTCAACAATACCTTTTCCGTATTTCTGTGTAACAACTCTAAATAATAATGGATTAGTAAGTCCATAAGCTGCTGCTGTTATACCAGAGAATATACCATTTGTTGTTGCACTAATTGATAATCCAGCTAAGAAACTTTCATTATCCATTGGATGTCCATCAGGTCCAATAAGTTTGCCATCACCATCACTTAAAAACCCTGTTAATGCTACTAGTACTCTTCTATAATTACCTATAGGTAAAATTGTACTAACTAAACTATTACCACTCCAAGTAACAGTAGTTGCAGTTGTAGTAACAGCACTAAATTGACCTTTTGAATAATCATAAAGACCTTCTGGGTTTAAACTTGGCTCATTACCTTCATAAAATCTATCATATAGATTTTTACTACCATCATGATATCCATCAAGAGGGTTTGTAGATGCATTACCTGGTGCACCATATGGCTGATAATGAGTATTATTAGCAGCATATGATTGAATTTGTGGTACAAAGAAGAACAATTTACCAATTGGTAAGTTCATTGCTTGTACAGAAACAATATCATTTGCCAATAATTTAGAGAATACTCTCCTTACAATTGGGAAAACAACTGTTTCAAATGCACCAGTATCAGCCGTATTAGATGCTTCATTTATAAGATATGATGCTTGGTTTTCGTATAACTGCGCAACATTCTCTTTTAGGTGGCCTTTAAGACCTTCAAGGAATCCTAATTTATTCCATTTGTTAATAGTATCTTCTTTGATAACTTTTAGGTGTTTCAACCCAATATTACCAACAAGACCTGATTCTAATAATGCTCCCATTTTTTTTATTTGTTTTTTTTTATTTATTAACTTAATTTACCCATTAAATCTTTCATCCTCAAAAACTGTGGATTTTCATAAGTTTTGGATTCAATTAAGTTAGCAGATGAACCTGTTGATGCAACATTTGAAATCTTACGATTAACAGATTCATTTAAAGACGTATTTGAGTCTTTTGACAATTCATTATTGATAATACTATATAAGTTTTTTGATTCTTGTAATGATTGAATGTTGTCAAAACGTCTTAAAATGTTTATTTTTTCTTTTTTTGTTGTTGAGTGTTCAGTGAACAATCTTGTTGCATATGCCAAATTGGCATTGAAAACTGCAACATCATTTAGTTTCTCTCTAAAGATATTTAGTGATTTTTTATAATCACTATTTCTTTGTTTTAACTCTAAAACTTGGTCTTCTAAAGACTCTAAATTCAAATTTCTATTTGGTGTAATGCCTTTCCTAAGACCCCTACCAGCTTTGCTTCCCATACCATAAGTTCTTGATGCTTCTTTGGTTTCTTGCTTTTTACCAGGAGTTACTTTTTTCATCTTGCCATCAATATTTGCAGCAGACTTATCATAGTCAAACTTGGCTTTTCCTGTCCCCATTTTTTTAGGACCCTCTTTCATTTTTTCATTAAAACCATTTTTAGCCATCTTATACTTAAATTTGGAAGCCTTTTTAGCTTCACCTAAATAGTCATATTTTTCAGATGTTTCACTTTTACTTGCTAAACATCCATTAGCTTCTAAAACTTTCATTATTTTTCCAGCCTCTGTAATTCCGTGTTCTTCTATGAAATCACTAACTGAAAAATTATCACAATCAACTTCAATGTTGTTTAAATCACTTTCCATACCCATATCATCTTCCATATCAAATTCATCTTCATCTTCCATTTGTTCATCTATTTCAATTTCATAAATAATGTCAGAATTTTTAGTTTTAGTTTTTTCAAAAATTTTATCAATGGTTGATTGAGTGTCATCTTCATACATTTCACCCATTTCATCATCATCTTCCATATCCATTTCATCATCATATTCCATATCATCTTCCATATCCTCATCATCTTCTTCATTGTCATTAAAATATTTCAAACCAAGTCTTTTGCTCATAGCATAGTCCATATCAATATCTTCGTTTTCGTCATCAAAAGGTACAAAATCACCTTCTTCATCGGCGTCATTAAAATATCTCATACCAGATTCTTGAGCATCATATTCCATATCATCTTCCATATCATCTTCCATATCCTCATCACCAAATTCACTTATTTGCTCACCTAGTCTTATTAAATATTCATCACCATCATCAGTTAATGAAATATCACTACCCTCTTTTGATATAATTATACCATCTTCATCATCCATTGCTTTAAATACTTTTAAAAGTTCACTTTGTGAAGCCCCCCTCATGTCAATGACATCATCTTCCATATCCATTTCATCTTCCATATCCATATCATCTTCCATATCCATATCATCTTCCATATCCATTTCATCCTCCATATCCATTTCATCCTCCATATCCATTTCATCCTCCATATCAGATTCACTATCATCCATATCTAAATCAGTTTCATCATCTTCAATATCTGCTTGCTCATTTAAAGATTCTTTAACTAATTCTTCGATTTCTTCCTTCATTGTTGAAGCAAGTATTCCTTTTGCGTTTTCTGCAAGCACATCTTCAATTTGTTTCATTTGAATTAGTGCTTCTTCTACTAAGTTTTTTTCAGATTGCATAATTTTTTATTTATTTTTATTATAAATATACAGAAAAGCAAAAAAGTTACTGATTATCACTATTTTTTTATAAAATAAAAAACCCCTAACATTATTTATGCTAGGGGTTTAAGAGAAAACAATTAGTTTTTATTGAAAAACTTCATCAATTTTTGATTCTGACACAGCAGTTATTCTCCAGTCTTGTGTGAAATTTTGATACTTTTCAGTAACTTTTGCTTCAACATCTGTAACAGAATAACCCTTCACTAATTTCTCTTCTCTTACTTTTTTCATTTTACCAGTATTCTCATCAGGTAGAGAAAAAGTTAATTTGGCAACAAAGAATTTTTCATCCATAGGTATTGTTTTTTATTTGTTTGTGTAAATATAGTTATTTTTTTTGTAAAAATAATGAAAAATAATTAAATTTTTTTATCCTCTAAATATTTCACCTTTTATAAATCCAGGCTTAACCATTTCTCTTAATTCTTCATCAGTATATTTTTTTAAATTTGTGTTCATTATAAGTAAATTTTCTCCAACTTTTAGTCCTTTTGGTAATGAGGTTATTTGTGTACCACTTATATTCAATCTACTACCAACTTTTAGCCCATTAGGTAGTGAAGTTATTTTTGTATTACCCAAATCCAAATATTTGCCAACTTGTAAATTATCTGGTAATGAGGTTATTTTTGCAAAGGTTGATATTAAATCACCATCAACTTTTAATCCAGTTGGTAATGAAGTTAAATTTTCACAAAAAGCCAAATCTAACCTACCCCTAACATGCAAATTATCTGGTAATGACATTATTTTAGAACCTGATAAACCCAAATTAGGAACAAATTTCAAATCTTTTGGGAGAGTAGTTATATTTGTATCATTCAATTCCAAACCCTCCCCAATTTTCAATCCTGTTGGTAATGATTTTAATTTGGAACAATTCTTTAAATATAATGTACCCCCAACTTCTAATCCTTCTGGTAATGATGTTAAACTTGTGCAATTGTTTAAATTTAAAAAACCACCAACTTTCAATACTTTTGGTAGGTATTTTAAACTTTTGCAATTATATAAATTCAAATCACCACCAACTTTTAAGCCTTCTGGTAAGGTTGTTATTGTTGAGTATTGTAAATTTATATCACCAACAACTATCAATCCTATTGGTAAGTGTTTTAAGTTTTTACAATTATATAAATCTAAATCCCCCTTAACTTTAAATCCTTCTGGTAATGATGTTAAACTTGTGCAATTAGATAAATTTAAATCACCACCAACTTTTAAACCTTCTGGTAATGATGTTAAACTTGTGCAATTGGTTAAATATAAAGAACCCCCAACTTTCAAACCTTCTGGTAATGATGTTAAACTTGTGCAATTTCTTAAATCCAAAGAACCTTTAATTTCCAATCCTTCTGGTAAAGATGTTATTTTTGAACTTGCCAAATTTAAATTCCCATTAACAATCAAATCATCTTTTGTTAATGGTTCATTAAAAAACAACTTCCACTTTAAAGTTGCTTTGGCTTTATGTTTTTTGGTTTCTTTATTTTCAAGAAAATCAAATATTCTTTTTAATGTTTCTATTTTCATTTTATTTCTAATCTCTAACTATTGGACCTTTTATAACACCAGGCTTAACCATATCTCTTAATTCTTTATTTGAATAGTTTTCTAATGGTGTACCAGCAATCTCCAAACCACCTTTAACTATCAAACCTTTTGGTAATGTTTCTATTTTTGTAAAGGATAATCCTAACTCTCCCCCAATTTTAACTCCTTGGGGTAATGATTTTATTTGGCTATTAAATAAATTTAAATCCCCATCAACAACCAATCCTTCTCCAATTGAAAGTATTCGTTTTGCAGATAATTGTATGCTTTTGCCAACATATAATCCTTTTGGTAATGAGTTTATGTCATTACAACCAATTATGTTTAAATCACCCCCAACTTGTAAATCATCTGGTAATGAGGTTATTTTTGAAAAGGTTAACATCAAATCACCCACAACTTTTAAACCATTTGGTAAGGAGGTTATTGGTGAATTTTCTAAATGTAAATCACCTTTAAAAGTCAAATCTTCTTCTGTTAATGGCATATTATTTTTCATTTTCCAAAATAATGGTATATTTTGTTTGCCCTTTTCTTTGATAAATTCAAATATCTTTCCTAATGTTTCTTCTTTCATTTTAATATATTTCACCTATATAACCATCTGGTTTTACCATGTTTAATATTTTCTCATCTGACAT